TCGTATAACTACGCACGCGAGCGGGCAAGGCAAGGCGCGGTGGTGATCAAAGGCTCGAGCAAACGCAATAGCGTAGCCGTGGGCAAGGGCAGCAAGATCGATATAAATTGGAAAGGAAGAATTGTAAAGCGCGGGGTAGCTTTATTCCTTGTTGGTAGTGATACTATCAAAACAACACTATTTGGTAGACTTAAGCATGAAGAATCTAAGTTGCATTTTGGATTAGCAGCAGATGAAGAGTATTACCGGCAGTTAACAGCAGAGAAACAATCGCTAAGATACGTCAAAGGATTCCCTGTACGCGAATGGGTAAAGAAAGCAAGCGAGCGCAACGAGGCATTGGATTGTGCGGTTTATGCTTATGCTGCATTGCAGCTATGCTATAGACGCTATAACCGGGCGACGATGTGGGATCAATTTGCAAAGCAAGGCAAACCGGTGCCGCTACAATCAAGAAAGCAACCGCCTGCTCCATCTAAGTTTGTCAGCAATTGGTAAGCCATGAACATCCCACCACAAATCAGGGCAGGTGACACCATCAAATGGCGTGATGTGGAGAGCGTTGACAATTTAGGTAATGCCATTACTAGCGCGACATGGACTCTTACTTATTACCTGCGCACTAATACCTCTAGCGAGGGCGCCACTGTTGTTGGCACTGCATTTGGTACGGGATGGGAATTTACAGTTGCGGCGGGCACCAGCGCCGGGTTTGATGCAGGCCAGTGGTATTGGCAAGCGATTGCAACCTATAGCACTGAGAAGGCAACGCTAGGTGCAGGCCAGCTAAAGGTGCTGCAGGCATTGAGCTATAGCGGATCGCCAGGCGCCGTTGACGGCAGGACGCAAGCAGAGCTTGATCTGGCAGCAGTGCAAGCTGCGATAAGAGCGATTGTATCTGGCGGGGTGGTGCAGGAGTACACTATCGGCACACGTAAACTAAAGAAATATGAAATGGCGGATCTTATACAATTGGAATCAAAATTAAAAGCAGAAGTAAAACGTGAGCAGGCGGCGCAGTTAATGGCTAATGGCTTGGGCAATCCCCATAACTTATTCGTGAGGTTCTGATGGGATTACGCACAGAGCTATTTAAGAAATTTGGCTTTGAGCCAATACGTAAACCGCAGCAGCGTGCGTATCAAGGCGCAAGGATGAGCAGGCTGACAGCCGACTGGATCACCAGCGGCACCAGCGCTGATAGTGAAATAAAATCTAGCTTCAAGGCATTACGTAATCGTGCTAGGCAGTTGTGCCGCGATAATGATTATGCGCGGCAGGCATTGCGGGTAATACAAAACAACGTTATCGGCCACGGCATTAAGCATCAAGGCCAGGTGCGGATGGAACAAGGCGGTAAATTAGATGATGCAATCAATGGCAGCATCCATGATGCGTGGCAGCATTGGAGCAATAAAAAGCGCTGTGACGTTAGCGGCATTCTTGGCTTTCATGATCTGGAACGGTTGATATGTAGAAGCCTTGCAGAAAGTGGTGAGGTATTCATTAGGATGATCCGGCAACCATTTGGTGATAGCAAGATCCCGTTTGCGTTGCAGTTGCTGGAGTCTGATTACCTGGTTGATGATGAAGTGCCACAACCATCAAAAGGCAATACGGTACGAATGGGTATTGAGGTTGATAGTTACTTAAGGCCGCAAGCGTATCATTTTTATTCAAACCACCCAGGTGATACCTATGCGGGCAATACGCGCACTAATGGCCGCAAGTTGCGCATACCGGCAGACGAGATAATACATTTGTTTCTGCCATAGCGGCCAGGTCAGACTCGTGGCGTTACGTGGTTTGCATCTGCATTGATGCGTATGCACATGCTGCAAGGTTACGAGGAGGCCGAGGTGGTACGCGCTAGAGCTAGCAGCGCATTGATGGGATTTATCTCAAGCCCTGAAGGAGAGCTGATGGGCGATCAGGTTTATGAGAATGAACGAGTTAGTGAGTTTACGCCAGGTGTATTTAAGTATCTGCAACCAGGTGAGTCGATAAATGTGCCAGACCTTAATGCACCTGATGGACAGCTTGAGCCGTTCACTAGATCGATGCTGCGTGCTGTAGCGGCTGGCATTGGCGTTAGTTTTGAGAGTATCAGCAAAAACTTTTCTGAGAGTAATTACAGCAGCAGCAGACTTAGCTTGCTGGAAGAACGCGATACGTATAAAGTATTGCAACGTTACATGGTGGAGAATTTCCATCAGACAGTATTTGATAAATGGCTTGACATGGCGGTATTAAGCGGAGAGCTAAACCTACCGGGCTACGAAACAAACCCTGAACGCTATGCCGCTAGCAAATGGACGCCACGTAGCTGGGAGTGGGTTGACCCTCAAAAAGAAGTTAATGCGTATAAGGATGCAGTTAGATGTGGCTTCAAGACATTGGGCCAGGTGATCGCAGAGCAGGGCGGCGATTTAGATGAGGTGCTAACAGGCCGCCAAGCTGAGTTAGCAATGGTGGATGAGATGGGAATCGTGCTTGATACTGACCCGAGTGAGGTGAATGGCAGCGGCGCTGCGCAATCAGCTATGCAACCGTTTGAGGATACTGAATTACCTGCAGATGATGGCGAGGAATCTAATGGCGAATATTAATGGGCGCGGTATGATCAACGAGATACCAGATAAAGCAATTATGGAATCTGACCGCGCAGAATTAAATGAGCATGTAACAGAACCTGACATTACGGGCACGTTCCAACGCGCAGAGATGACGGCATTTGCTGAGATGGATGATCGCACCTATGAGTTCCCGTTTAGTTCTGAAACTCCAGTTGCTAGATATTTTGGTAATGAAGTATTAAGCCACGAAACAAAAGCAGCAGACCTGAGCCGGTTGAACGATGGCGCGCCGCTGCTGTTTAATCATGATGTTGATCGCGTTATTGGTGTTGTAGAAACGGCAAGGATTGATGACAAGTTAAAACGTGGCTATGCACGCGTTAGATTTAGTAAGAATGAATTTGCGCAAGAAGTTTTGGCCGATGTAAAGGATGGCATTCTACGGAATGTCAGCTTCGGCTATTCCATTGATAAGATGGAAGAGCGCGGCAGTGGTAACTTTGTTGCTACTGCTTGGTCACCGTATGAGATCTCAATGGTTTCAATACCGGCTGACAAAACAGTAGGGATTGGAAGATCCTTGCTGATTGATACCCCCGCTGCTCCGGCAGCACCAACCCCTGATCCCCTTCCTAATATGGAATCCGCCACTCCAGATCTGGCCGTGGTGCGGGCCGAAGCCGTTGAGGCCGAACGCTCGCGCATTGCACAGATCTCCGCATTATGTGACAAGCATCAAATGGCTGAACTCGGCCAACAGTTAGTGGAGTCTGGTCGTTCAATCGACGAGGCACGCTCTGCTGTATTAGACAAATTAAACATCCCAATGGAGACTGTGACTATGCAAACTGCCGACATTGGCCTAAGCGCAACTGAAAGCCGTAGCTTTTCATTCTTGCGTGCTATCAACTATCTAGCTAACCCTACTGATCGTTCTGCACGTGAAGCGGCAGGATTTGAAATTGAAGCATCAGAAGCTGCTGCTGCCAAGCTGGGCCGCCAATCACGCGGTATCACAATCCCGCAGGATGTATTACGCCGTGATTTGAATGTAGGCACCGCATCTGCTGGCGGTAACTTGGTTGCTACTGAATTGGATGCTGGCAGCTTCATTGATCTGCTGCGTAACGCGTCTGCATTGGATCAGGCTGGCGCTACGGTGCTAACTGGTTTGACTGGTATGGTTGCGATCCCCCGCCAATCAGGCGGTGGCACTGCTTACTGGGTTGCAGAATCTGGCGCAACTACCGAAAGCCAGCAAACAGTTGATCAGATCAGCCTGGCACCACGATCAGTTGGTGCATTCACAGATTACAGCCGCCGTTTGTTGATTCAATCCAGCATTGATGTTGAGAACATGGTTAGGAATGACCTAGCTACTGTTATCGCATTAGAGATTGATCGCTGCGGATTGTATGGCACTGGCAACAACAGCCAGCCATTAGGTCTGAAGCTTACGACTGGCATCGGCACTAAAACTTTTAATGCTGCCGCACCAACCTTTTCTGAAGTTGTAGCACTTGAATCTGACGTTGCAACTGCTAACGCATTGCTCGGCAGCCCAGTGTATTTGATGAATGCTGCAATGCGCGGCAATCTGAAGGTGCGGGCCAAGGATGCAGGCAGCGGATTGTTTGTAATGGATGGCGAGTTAGTGAACGGCTATCGCGCTGTAATGTCAAACCAGGTTGCATCCAACGATTTGTGGTTTGGTAATTTTGCTGATCTTGTTATCGGTTACTTTTCTGGCCTTGACCTGATGGTCGATCCTTACACCAATAGCACTTCCGGCACTGTCCGTGTAGTTGCTATGCAGGATGTAGATATTGCAGTACGCCAGCCTGCATCATTCAGCCGTGGTAATAACACACTCTGATTATGGTAATTGAAATCCTGCGCCAAACTATGCTGCAGGGTTTAGTGGTACGTGTTGGGGATGTTGTTTCAGCATCTCCAGCCGACGCTAAATTATTAATCGGCATTGGCAAGGCGATGCTTGCAGCTACAGTTGAACCAGTAAAACTCATCCCACCAAAACGGAGAACATCCAAATGACGATTCACAATTTAGGATCCAAAACCACGATCCTTGGGTTACTGCGTAGTGACGTAGTAACAGCTACAGGCTTAGGTCCTGCTATTGATTTGCTGGGCTATGAAGGCGATATGGCAGTGCTGCTTGATGCCGAAGCAGGCGGCGGCAGCATCACCTATGCGGTGAAGCTAACTGAATCTGACACTAGCGGCGGTACTTACACCGACGTTACAGGCGGCGGCTTTACTACAACTACAGCTAACACTGCATCTTTACAGAAGATCTTTGTAAATGTAAGCAACTTGAAGCGTTTTGTTAAGGCAAGCGTTACGGTTGCAGGCGGCACTGGCGCCGGTGCTGTTGCAGTGATCGGCTTAGCATCCGCTAAGTACGGCTGAATTTGAGCAATGTAGGCGCTGGCATTAGCTGGCGCCTATACTGTAAACATTACCGGAGCGTAACATGGCTATTGGCGATGACAGCGGGTTTGAAGTACAGGCACTGACTGGACTAACAACAGTTGGCGTTACAGATTCGGTGATACTGGCTGGAACTAATGTTACATTTCAAGTAACGGTTGCATCTATCGGTACTAGTGTTGTGATACGGATGGAAGGCAGCCTTGATGATACGAGCTATTTCCCTTTATACGATAGTACTCAAGCTGACACAACCATCACAGCAAATGGCACCTATGGGTTTTGCCTGTACTCACCAATTAAATTTGCACGTCTTAGGTTGGTTACGGTAACAGGAGGCACTCCAACTATTGCGACTAAGATAGGTGCCGCATGATTTATCCCGCTGTTGTCAATATAGT